ATTCCGGCACAACGTCAGTCCATTAACTTGACCAACATTTCAGGTCAGGGAACCGTGAACACTGAGGGTCTATGGCGACGCGAGCAAACCGACTGGGCTATGGGTTCGGGTCAGTTGTCGCTTGACCGTAAGGGCGATTCGCAGGAAACTCGGTTCTACCAATCCAAGGGTGTTGATCCGTTTTCCTCGCCGTACCAGCTCACGCTTCTTAACGACGTGGCCCACAAATACACCACCTCTGCCACCAACGTCTTAACTTCTCGATGCGGTAACGCCGTATTCATTGTAGATGGCACTACCGTCAAATCAACAACCGACTGGTCAAGTTTTACCACTTACACCTTTTCCACCTCTGGCGCTTACGCTGCGCCAACCGTTATTCGTTCCATTGACTCAAGCGATGCTTACATTTTCTTGGCTACCGACGCTGGCATTTTTTACATGCAAGAAGGCGTGGGAACTGTTTTCTACGGTTTTGCCAAACCCGACAGTGGCCTTTGGGCTGGTGGGTACAGTCTTGTGCGCTGGTGCAATGACCAAGTAATTGCCGCTTCGTATCAGAACCCCAACAACTCCACGCTGGGCAACCGCCTGTACGCTTTTCAACCCGGTCACGTTACTTTCCCCAATGGTGGCACTCCCCCTACCGGCGCAGCCCCTACTGGTTCTGACACACTTAACACCCATACCAATCCTTACTGGGTATGGTCCGATGCTACGGGTGGGGAAACTCAGGTCTATCTCACTGGCTACGTTCAGCAATCAAACGCACAGTATTCGGGTTGTGTCTATCGCTCTGGTTACACCGTAAATAGTAGTTCCGGCGTTATTCAACCGTTCTCGCTCAACACGCCGGTTCAGGCTTTGCCAATGTCTCCTGACGAAGTACCCCTGTGTATTCAGTCCTACCTTAACTTTATCTTTGTGGGTACCAACCAAGGTATCCGTATGTGCCAGACCCTTAGCATTTACGACCCCACGGCTACTGCTACTGGCGATCTCAAGGCTGGACCGTTGATTCCCAACATTCTTGGCCCTTCGGTCAATTCGGGTGTAACTGCGATTACCGGCGATGGGCGATTTGTGTGGTTTGCGTGGAATAACTACGACACAACAAGTACGGGTCTAGGCAAGCTTGACCTCAGCACCTTTGTCAATGGCGATCCGTTGACCCCGGTGTACGCCTCTGACCTTATGGTTAGTGGGCAAGGAACTATTAACTCGCTGGACTGGGACTTCATTACCAGCGGCCCAGTGCTCGCCGTATCGGGCAAGGGAGTGTACACCAAAGACAGCACCAAGTACGTCGCTAACGGAACCATAAACTCTGGTCTGATTTCCTACGGTATCCCCGACCAAAAGATTCCCGTGTTCTTTGACTACGGTGCGACCGTACCTTCGGGTGGTCAGGTTCAGGCTTTCTTGGCTATTGACCCCAAAAGCCCCAACGACCAAGGTACCCTCGCTCTACCCAGCGTTACCACCAGCGCCACTACGGAAGTGTCCGTTCCATCGGGATACCGCGCCGAGCAGTTCCAAGTCTCCGTGACTCTTAGTAGCGACACCGCCCAAGCAACTACTCCAATCCTGTACCGTTGGACTCTTAAATCATGGCCAGCTGCCGTATCAGAAACTGCCATTACTGTGGTTGTTCAACTGTTCTCGGTGAACGTCGTAGATGGCTTGGAACAGTTTGTTGATCCGTACCGTTCGTTCTATTACCTCGAAAACTTGCGTCAAACTCAGCAGATTGTGACGTATCAAGAAGGACCGCTAACCGCCAATGTCATCATAGAAGCGTTGGACTGGTTGCCTCATAAGCGTCGTGACAACTACGAAAACGGCTTTGAAGGTGACTGTGTAGTTACCCTCAAGACCATTGGTGGATACATTACGCCGACCACCTACGCCCTAACCGCATAACTTGAAAGGTACAATTTTACTATGGCTTTAACTTATTTACAACGCTCATACGCCGGAGGTGCCGTTGCCGGTACCCTTACTTCTGCCATTGGTTCTGGCACTACGTCGTTCACATCAAGTTCAGCCTTGACAGGATGGACTGACATTACCGGGCTTAGTTTCGGTGGGTCCATTGTTGTAGCCGTGGAATACGGTACCGCCAACGAGGAAAAGATACTTTGCACGTTTAACGGAACTACGTTCACCATTGTGACTCGTAATTACGACGGTACTAACTTCTCCGGTACCCACGCATCGGGTTCTAAGTTTGTGTTGGTCTACACCGCCGAAGAAGCTGCCGAAGCCAACGACGTGGTTCAGACAATGAAAACCATTCTGACCAATACCGGAACGGCTACCAGCCCTGCCAACATTACGGTGGGCGGTACTGCCTCGGTAGGATCAGGTCAAACTCCTGCGGCCATTGACCACAACCACGTCATTCCCTCAACGTCGCTTTCGTCGTGGCTGGCGACTACCAATACCGCAACCACCAATGTTACGGTACCGGCAACCAACATCACTTCAGGCGCTTTACCACAGGCAGTAACGGCTTCTAAAATTTGGTCAGCCTCCGACACAACCACCGTATTGACTGTCAGCGGATACAACAACTATTTAATTTTGGCTCGTGTTCAATACGCCCAACCTTCGTCATCGCCTACTGCTGGTTACGCAATTGTTTCGGCAACCGTTGACAGCACTACCACCCAGCTTGGCTCTAATTACCTTACAGCCACCGGCACCCTTCAAACGGAAATTACTGGTTTTACGTTTTTGGCGGCGACTACTGCATCGCACACAGTTCAACTTTCAACTAGCGGTCCAACTGGGTCAACCGCTTCGGCTAGGTCTATTATCGTAGTGGGTATCAACTAATGGCTACACCCACCCCTAACCCAGCTCCACCCGTGAAGGTTGTGGACACTCGCTCCAACATTGTGGCGTGGGCGCATTGGGCCGTGGCTAACAAGGCTCATTTCAACTACACCGAGGGCAACCAGCGTATGACCTCCTTGGGTCATTACCCACCCGTGTTTCCAATGTTTGCGGATTGCTCGGCGTTTGTGACGTGGCTCTATTGGATTAGTGGCGCACTTGATCCCAACGGCGGCTCGGCCTACACCGCTACCAATTACGGTCGTGAGGGCTACACCGGCACACTTCTCACCCACGGTCAGCACATTTCAGCAAACGTGGCCGTACCCGGTGACGTGGTGGTTTATGGGGCGTACCCCGGACAGCACACCGCTCTTATCGTTCAGGCGCAAGGTCTTGACATTTTGACCGTCAGCCACGGACAGCAGGGCGACCCCGAATACACGTGGATCAACAAGCCTACGCATTTGCCACAGAACGGTCACGCCGTTGACGGTCGCCAGCCTCAGACCTTCCTGCGCTTTGACACCACCGCAAAGTCCTTAGTTCACACTCCGGCCCCATAATGCTTGCGTCTTTCAACGTCAATGATGCCAACACTTGGATTTGGGTTTTGATTGGCGTTGCTTCTGTAATAACTGGAACGTGGGGAGTGGGTCAATGGATTACCCACCGCCTCGCAGACATAGCAGTAGACAAATCAGGGGTAAAAGAATTGTCTCTTAAGATTGACTCTATTCAATCGCAGTATCGCAACAACGGTGGTTCGTCTATGAAAGACGGTTTAGACAGGGTGGAACGTGCGCTCTCCGAACTTCGAGTAGATGCCAAAGAATTACGAAGTGCATTACAGCGTGTAGACCTCGAATTAGCTCGTGTCAAGGGCTACATCGAAGGCTCGCATGACGCGGAGTAATCACAAGCACCCAGTCAGCGGAGAACCAATCGGGCTGGGGGAACATGTCTCGTGGAAGATTCAGTTTGCCATTCGGCGCTGGTTGTTCATTGGAACCATTACCGCAATAACCTTGACCTGCTGGGCGGTCGGTTCGCACTACACCCCAGTACTTTTGTGGTGGAACCTTGTGGCTTCGTGGCTCGCTATTGCCATTGAGTCCGTGGTCGGTATGGCTATGTTCAACATGGCTCAGAACGATGGCAAGGTGATCCGTAAGATTCTGACTATGGAACAAGACGAACTGACCGCGCTCAAAACCATTCTAAAAGAGGTAGAGGAACTATGACCACGTTGGTCAAGGTACTGTATTACTCCGGCATCGGTTGTCTGTGCATGGTAGCCAAGGACATTCTTGGCACTATCCTGACCGACGCTATTGCCAACGGTAAAGCCAAGCTCGCTGGCAACATGGACGGGTTATCCGATTTGGTGACTATTGTTTTGGCTTCGTTTTCTGGGGTGCAACTTATTGCGCTGGGCTGGATGGGCTGGCTGGGCATCTTGCCTATCGGCATTGTGGGCAAGTACGTCACCCAGCATGCGGTCAAATGGAGCCACAAGAACATGAAGTCTGACCTAGAACAGTCCGTAGAAGCCCGTCTAGAGGCTCTAGAAGCCGATTCTAGGGGGGTCTAGGGTGTCTTTGGTACCTCAAGATGGGGACATTGTATTTGCCCATAATTCAGGAATTATTGCGAGAGCCATCAGATTTGCTGAACGCCACGATAAAGCTCAGAAAAGGCAATCCGACTGGAACCACGCTGCGGTGGTGTACCACGATGACAAGGGCAAACTCAAAGTCATTCAGGCTACTGCCAAAGGTGTCACCGACAACGCCTATCTTGATGACATTGCCCCCGGTGGCAAATACGAGATACTGCCCTTGCCGGTTGGTGTAGATCGTCAGAAGTTCCTTTTCTTTATGGCAAGTCAGGTGGGTGCCAAGTACGGTTTCCTCACCATTGTTTCCTGCGCTCTTGACATGTACCTACCCGATGCCATTTGCCTACGTCGAGCGAACACGTGGATTTGCTCTGGGCTGGTGGCTGGTGCGTTGTGGTTTGGTGGCTACAAGGGTGCTACCAAGTGGCCCGACCTGTACACCGTGACCCCATCGCAGTTGGCAGAAAGCCTCACTACGGCCTAGTTTCTGCTATGCTCGGCATGACCTAGGAGGTCTGCCATGAAGCTTGCTCCTGTTGTTCATCACATCGTTATTCCTGACACTCAGGCTAAACCGGGTACACCCACCGACCATTTGCGTTGGATTGGGCAATACATCGTAGACGAGTTCCGTGACAAGAACATCAAAATAATCCACTTAGGCGATCACGCCGACATGCCTTCATTGTCAAGCTACGACAAGGGAAAGAAATCTATGGAAGGCCGACGTTACCTTGCCGACATTGCATTTGCGAATGAAGCTTGGTCTGTGCTAGGCTCTCCCCTAAAAGCCCTCAACGAGACAAGACGCAAGACAAAACACGCGGCTTGGAAACCAGAACGCTACATACTGCTTGGAAATCACGAGGACAGAATAAATAGAGTTATTGAAAACGATGCTCAAATGGATGGTGTAGTTAGTACCAATCATCTTGATTATGCGCGTAGTGGTTGGAACGTAATTCCATTTAAAGAAATACTCTGGCTCGACGGTATTGCGTATTCACACTTTTTTTATAATCCTATGAATGGTCGTCCTTTCGGTGGCAACGCTGAATCACGACTCAAGACCATCGGACATTCGTTCACAATGGGTCATCAACAAACACTTATGTACACGGTGCGTTTTGTCAGTGACCAATCGCAACACGCGCTTGTTGCCGGGTCGTGTTACTTGCACGATGAGGATTACAAAGGCCCACAGGGAAACCACCATTGGCGCGGC